CCTGTGCTGAGCTTCAAGATTAGCTAAGATAGGCTTAATAGCTGATAACATAGCCTCGTGTTGGGCTTTCAACGTCTCACTTGCAACAGATATTACCGCTTCTTCAACTACGGCTCTCAGAGATTTGCCATCCCCGAAAGTCTCATCGAATCTTCTACGTAGAGCGTCAAGCTGAGTATGGTACTCATTTATCTGCCTTTCTTGCTCAAGTAGATGAGCTGGTTTATTACCTGCTACACTTTGTACCGAAACAGATGGTGGTGCTAACTTCATGCTGGCGATAGTTGTTTCTAAGGCTTGTATTTTACTGTAAAGTTTGTCCTTTTCAGCCTTTGCCACATTCTCACTTACTGATGAAATTAACGATTTCATTTCTGGTGAATCCGTACTGATTTCTGTTTCCCCGATTTTGATGGTCTTTGGAATACTCATTTTTTCTGTTTGTTTTACCTTGGGTTTACTTACTTATCTTAACGAATTAAAGGGAGTTGTCTGACATCTGCTTGCTGCCTAACATAGGCTCACGCATACTGTCTGCAACAGTGCGAAGAGCTGAGGAAGCGGAAGAAGAGATTTCTCCTGTCTTTCTTTGCTCCTTACCAACGAGACCGTTAGCAGGAACACCCGGACTAACAAAGTTATCTACGGCTTTGTTTCCGGTGTCGGAACCCTTACCTATACTGTGAAGGTTTTCTGGGTCTCCTTGACGAACTGAATTTGATGGAATCTGACTCATAACTTACTTATAAATTGTTTAAGATTTTACAAAGATACCTAACATACCTGAAATTTCCAAATTTAGGCTATGGCGTTAGGGTTTTGGTCTGCCATAGGAGCTTTAGGAGGTTGCTTCTTATTAGCTCCCCTCAGAATGTCTGGCTGGTTAGGATTAGGTACTCTATTGGGGTCTTTGCCTTGAGGAGACCCATTACCGCCACTAGGTTCTCCCATTATCTCATCTGTCAAAGCCGCAATTTGAGCTTGTATAATACCCTGGTCAACAGCATCTTTATCAATGGCATCCATCAGGGATGGGATATTCTCTTTGCCTAATCTCTCCATGGCTTTTGCCCTTGACTCAAGTTTAGCATTAAGCTCCATTGTTATCTGCTGTAGTTCTATCATACGGTCTTTAGGTAATCCGTAATTAAACACTGGACTTATTTTGTAGTCATTCTCAAAGTTAGCAGGTAGCTTATTTAGCCTCTCATTTTTACTGTCCATCTTACGGACAATACGGAGTATCATGTTATTCACGTCTGTGAACCCTTCACCATACATCATCCACTTTCTGTTAGCTTGGTGTAGCAAAGGTTGGTAAGTTACCTGTAAGGCAGCCGCAGACGTATTGGAGATAGCTTGCAATCTACCAAGGGTGTTTTCAGGCACATCAGCCAATTCGTGCATGGCTACCTTCAACTTATCCATGTACTGCTGTGTGCCATTCATATCTTCGCCCAAAGATAGGTTATACACGTTAGCCTCTGGAGGAAGACCACTCCATATCTTACCTATAGACTTGGTTAATGACTTAACTGAACCACCAGTGATAACTGTGACCGGTGCTGCATAGTAGTCTATAACCGTTTTAATCAGCATGGAGGTTTCATTATAAACTTTGTTAATCTTCATGATGTCCACCATATCTGATTCGCCAAAGTACCCTACTGCTGGAGTGTTCTTTATAGCCACTACAGGAATAAATCCATAAGGGTTTTTAGACGACACATAGTCTTCCCTATCTGCCATCTCATAAGGCAAGGTTGTCTTTTGTTTCCACTCTTCGGTCGTATCCTTGGTGTACCTTACACACTTCAATATGTACGGATTTACGTCTGTAAGGTCTAGTGGGTATCTTATCTCTACAGAGTCAACCTTAGTGTGGTCTCCATCTCTGAAAGTAACTATGCAGTATCGGCTATCTACTACCCTCAACTTAACATACTTTTCGTCTTTGTCCCAATCCAAATACACATACGCCTGACCACATACGCTTCCCATCTGTAACACCTCATGGGTGAATATCATCTTCTTACTTTTGCGCCAGTTGTAGTTAATCAAAGCTTCCGCAGTTTTCTCTACTTCATCCTCAACTTCTTCTCCATACAAGCTTTCTACCTTAAACTGGAACTCGTCTTTACCAACAAGGAAGTTAATTACCTTATTTATAAATGCCCTTGTATAGTTAAAAGATAGGATGGTCTCATTAAACTGCTTCCAGTGTTGACCCTTATAAAACTTATAGTACAGATGGTACATCATAAGTCTGTCCGTGTCTTGTGACTTACTTATTAAGTTACCTTCTACCCATGAGCGAAGTTCTATTGTTCCCTGCTCTAACTTATACTTTAACCCAGCACTTTCACCCGGACTAAAGAACCTTTCTGCAAAACTACTCATATCAATATGCTAATTGTTGTAAATATCCAATGTCTCCTATCACGTCTCCATAGAACGGATTTTCTGAACTCTCTTCGGCAGGTGCTGGCATTGCAAAGTTACCTGCTAACGCCATCAACCCCATGCTATCAGGGTAATCATCATTGTACCCTTCTGACTTCTGACAAACAAGATAGCTACCTTTCCATTCTTTCTTTAGATTAAGGAACTGCTCTAAACAAGACTGGTACTCGTCCCTTTCTTTTGCTTGTCTGCTGCCTGGTATTATTATCCTTCCAGCTTTTATGTCAGCATCTAAGTTCTGCCACATATCCGACTTACTCTGCGGAGTAAAGGTGTACGGGATTATGTTCATGGTCTGGGTTAGCTGTGCCATTAATCTGTCACCTATTGCTTTACCAACTCCAGTGTAGTCAATAAACACTACCTTAACTCCCCAGACAAGTAAGAAATCTACTATGGCATGGTGCTGTGTCTCGTAATCATCACCTCTCATCTCTAGCCAGTCTAACACCACTTTAGGAGGGTTAGGCTCATACTCATCCTCAATAGGCAGTACCTTACCAATAGTTATTACTGTAGAGGCTCTAGTTTTGCCAAAGTCTATACCTGCTACTATGTGGTCGTCTTCTGTTATCCTATCAATGTCGGCTATATTTAATTTTTTATTCAATAGGTCATTCCATATTGATTCAGTCATAAACATACCCTCTTCCAGTTTCCACTTCAAGGCGTATGACAGTTGGAATGACTCTCTATAAACTCCTTTATCTACTTCTTTAGCTACTACCCTCTCATAGTTAAGATGGTAAACATTTTTATCAAGGTCATACAGCATTCTACGATACTGGATAACCGCTTTATAGTCAAACTCGAAATGTAGCTGGTCTTTATAGTCAAGGAGCTTGTTTCTCCTATCTGTGAGCTTATTGTGTTTTATAGTTTCGTAATATACGTTCCTCTCTCTGCCCGTAGTTCCTACCAACACTTTAGTCGCCCCAGTAGCTGTACCCATAGGGTATATGGACTTCTCTATGATTAGTGAGTCAGCTTCCTGAGCCTCCTCTATTATGATAAAGTGGTAAGTCTTAGACTCGATTTTAGACAGCTTTGAAACAATCTGCCCTGTCAAGGAGCTTCCATTACTAAGTACAAGTTTCTTCTCGTACAGTAGCTGAGTATTAATCTCCTCATCGCTCATCACTTTATCTGCATTGTCAGTTTTTAGCTTACTCAATGCCCTATCATAAGTGGTCAACATCTGGTCTTTCTGCGGAGCAAACAAGCCAATGTTAAATCCCCTTTCGTACTGCTTGTATTCAGGTATGAACTTTGAAAACGCTGGCATGATTACACAAAGGGTATCAATGATTAAAGCCATCGTCTCTGACTTACCTGCTTGTCGGGAAATGATTACGGATAGTTCGGCAATCTCTGACCTTAAAACTGCGTAGAATACTCTCTTAGCTATTTGCTCTTGGTACTGGTAGTATGACGTACCTGTCAAAGCAACTCCAAGCTCGAACAATACCTCAGAGAGTTTCCAGTAGTCTATACCTTGCGCACCATTAGTTTCTATAGAGGATTCTTCTACCGCTTTCTTTACGTCTTCGTCTGTTATCTTTGATGGCTTAACAGACTTTTTCCTTTTCTTCGGTTGTAATTCTTCCGAAGCTACTGTATGCACAAAATCCCCCGAAGCCACTTTTACTTCGGGGGAATTGCTTGTTATTTCTGAGACAACCTTTTCTGTGGTCTCAGAGGCTCTTTTCATTTCTGGCATATTATCGTTTTAACTTTTGGCTTGCAGGTGGTGTCTTAGAGTTTCCTCCTTTAGTCCATAAGGCTTTGTCTGCCCAATAAGCTCGGCTAAGTTTACCTTTAGCTATGTTATTTGCGTGTCTTGCTTTGAAGCTCTTTCTAGCTTCCGTAGAATAGTTATGACCCATGGAGGCATCACCAAATCTAAGAAGCTTAACTGTTTCACCCTCTTTAGCTAACACTATACCCTTCTTTGTAGGATGGTCTGGAGTCAGCTTATATTGGTTGAAGCCTTTCAAGCCATGCTTCTTCATAATACGAGTATGAGCTTTGACAGCTACACCTTTTCTTTTGGATGCTTTTACGCTTACAGCTTTCATTTCTTTTTTACCCTCTTATGACCTTTGATAGTTACAGTTCTGCCACCATTGGCTTTTCGCTTGTATGACTTTACTACTACATCACCACCCTTGCCATTTGAGTTAGCAAAGTTAGCATATTCTTTCTCCTCATGCAAACCATGTTCAGAATACTGCTCACCTTTACGCATCGCTTCTCTCTTTTCCATAACGGCTTTTGCAAGACGCTCTCTACCTTCTTTTGAAGTTTTAAGCTTAGCTATTGCCGCAGATGGCGCATAGACTTCACCTGTTTCAAGGGATGGCTTACCACTTGGGGTTCTCCACTTTTGTTTAGTCCACTTAGCTAAACTTTTTTGAGTTGCTTTCTTTTGCATTACTTATACCCTCCTCCTTTTTGTTTGTACTTTATAGCAAGCAGTTGAGCTTTTCTAGCACTCCACTGACCGGAATTTCCACCTTTATCACCAGCTTTAATCTCTTCAAACAAGTTCTTACGCATGGTTGGCTTTGTGTAGTTACCTGCGGAGTTTACTGAGGACTTACCTTTACGAGTGTAGGCTCTTACAGGTTTCCCTTTTCTTGAAGATGCTTTTACAGATACTGCTTTAGCCATAGTTATACCGATGGTGGTTCTGGTTCGTCTTCCGAAGGTTTCTTTGTAAGCGTAGCTAACAGTACACCAAACAGACTAAGGTTTATCCCCTCTTGAGCTATCTCAGCAAGCTCTGGCATACCATAGTGAATGCAAGCCCCTTTTGCTACCAGTGAAGCCAAAGCTATGATAAGAAACAAAACCCTTACTCCAGCCCAGAACGGAGGTATTGGTGCTTTAATCCTCTCCATTAATTCTGTCATAATGTTAGCTTGCATGATGCCCCCTTTCTAGTTGAACTATTCTGTCTTTTAGTGAGTTTATTTGCTCCTGCTGAGAGATTACTTTCTCATTTAGTACCCTTGTTTCAGCAGACAATATACCCTTTAACTCGGCAAACGATATTTGCATCTGGGTATGTGACACTTGTAGAGACTTCAAATCCCCTACTATCTTTTTAGCATAGTGAATAACTATCCCTAACAGTAGGGGGAACGCAGCCACCATTATTAACTGCATTACATCGTTTTCTATCATCCTTAATTTTACAAAGAGTTTAACATTGCGATTAACTCCGGCTGTGGAGCTAAGTCATTCTTATCCTGTCTGTACTGACAGTGTGCGTATAGACCCGGTACAAGGCTTCTTGCGCCTGAATCCATACCAAATGACTCAACAGACCACTTCTTCTTTACATTGATACCGTACTTGTTTGATAAGTACACAATCAACTCCCTCGTTTTGTCAAGTTGTTTTGCAGAATACTTGTGGTAAAATTTGAAACCCCTCCAAGGCTGAGCTAGTTCAACAACCTCAGAGGGTCTTATTTCTCTATTAACGTAGGTGATAAACTTACCTTCTCTTGTTTGGGTAATCTGACCATAGCTGGTAAGCTCTATGCCAATACTCATCCTCTCTATTCTTTCTCTTTCAGTCCATTTTAGACCTAAGCTCCATGCCCATGCAGACTCTGGCATACACTGGTAAAGCTTGCCATCCATACCATCTTTGTCTGTGCCTTTAGTATCCAAGCCACCAATGATAAAGGCGGTAGCTATCACCTCAGGATTAGAGTTCCAACCATCTACAACCCAATCGGCTCTGTGAGAACCTGCTGTGTGGTGTAGAATAATTGTGTTTTTCTTTTCGTTTGTGTTGTAAAACTGACCTTTTGCTAAGGGTCTTTGAATCGGAACTATCATACTTACCTTATTTTAGTGCTTATTTTATGTGAACAATAGCTACTCCTGCTACTACGGATACTTCAATTCTTGAGCTTGTTCCTTGAAATTCTACAGTGTGGACATTTCGACCCAGTTGAGTACCGTTTAGAGATACGTCTAAAGGTTGTTGAAATTCGTTGAAACCCTTATAGCCATCTCTTACACTATAAGCGTAGTTCTCACCAGGGTCTGCTTCATCATTGTGTAGCTGTAGTTTACCTTCGGGGTCAGTAGTAATAGACCCACTTACTTTATTATCTAAAGAACCAAGTATAAGTCTTCCTTCTTCATCAAACGCCAAAGAGCCATCTATGTTAGCTTCAAATCTTAAACCCTCGGCTTCGATAGTCACCTTAATACCATCTCCAGAAATCATTTGAACCATCTCTGTGAAGGCTTGGTATGACAGATAGCGTTTGGCTGGGGCTTCGGGAATTAATGCAGTGGTGAGCGTTGCAAGCTCATAGTCACTTACTGGGGAACTTACTCTGACTACTTTCCACGAGTCTGTCTCTTCTACCGGAAGTAAGTCTGTTAGCTCCTGAGGTATAGAGTTAATCATCGCCATGATTGGAGATGCTATGTTCAACCCCTCAGGTGAGGTAACTTCTAAGGTTTCCCCATGTCTTACACTAATGGACAATTCGCCATTTGCCCCTACTTGACCAAACGTCTCTGGGTTATTAACTACTTGCATAGCGGTAAGTACAGAGGCAACAGGCACTCCCTCAATTTCACCATACGCATTTGCTACGTAGATATACCCTGGTATTTCGGAGGGGTCTTGTATGCCAAGTATCTCGTTTATGTTCAGGGTGTCCTTAACTAACTCTGTTACATTAGCGTATTCAAGAGCAGTTCCATCTTCTTTAACAACTACTACTTTCCCTTCGTTACCCTCAAAGTTACCAGCCCAGTTAACAGTGTCTCGAATGTCAACGGGTAGTGGGGAAGCCAGAGACTCTAAAGCGTTGTCAATTACCTCTTTTGTGTAATACCTCTCATCATGTAGGTGAAAGTCTGAGGCTTCCGTTACTCCCAGTTCTCCTGAACCAGTAAGAGCATTGTACTCGATTTCGCTTAGGTGGTATCGTGAGGTAATGTTACCTCCTTGCATTTCTTCTAATTCGTTGTGAAGTGCCATAACTAATTATTTTTCACAAATATACAAATAACCTCGGTAAAAAGAAAAAGCCACCCTTTCCGAAGGTGGCTTTAACCTGTTTCGCTCATTAGCGGTACAAAGGTAGCAAACTTTTATTAAAAAACAAACCCCCTGAAAACTATGCGTCTCCAAGGGGTAGTAACCTATGCCAGAATTACCTTACAAAGTTAGCAATTTATTCCTAAACACAAAAACTTTTTACGGTCTTGCCAGTATAAGGTTCTCTGGGTTAAATGCTATCTCCTGAAACCTAAACATACCTGCAAGGTTGACCATTTCTCTATCCATACCATCATGCTCTACACAGACCATCTTTAAGCTAGACAATGCGAACATACATGATGCAATGTCCTCAAAAATATGCCAGTTCATAGCCTCTACGTCTAAGTTAATAAAGGTAGGTACGCCATGTGAGTGCATAAGCTCTTTAACAGTAAGGGTTTGAACGTCTATGGCTTCTGCCTCATAACTAACTGCGGTCTCCCATTTCTGTTTGTGAGCTATGTCTGTTGTTGACACTGCATCACCTTTAGCGTGGTAAAATTTTATTGTTGATGCGCCCTTACTTCTTTCTGCGTCTGTGATTACAGCGTTCTCCAGTAGGGTGATTCCATCAACTCCCTCGTATTCTTTTCTAAGGTTAGCCATGCACACAGGGTCAGGCTCTATTAATACACCACGCCATCCAAGCTCAAACAGTCTCCTCGTGTTTGAAAATTTAGTCGGGTGATACGCACCTATGTCAAAGAATCTAGGTGTGACTTCTAGTTCCGCCTTAGCGAACCAGTCAATGATGATTTGTTCCTCGTTATTTTGTGAGTACATTTGTTTTATATTTTTTACAAAGTTATGAAATTATCTGATTTTTCCTCTTTACAGTCTTCAAATATTGACAGTGTTTTTTATGACCCTGCCAAACGTCAGCTAGCAGTCATGTTTAGAAATGCTAAAGGGAAAGCCTACGTTTACAGGGGAGTGTCGCAGACAACATACACACGCCTAGTAAACGCAGGTTCCCCCGGAGCATACTTCTCAAAGCACATCAAAGAAGCTTACGCCTACACTATTAGAAGAGTAAACTAACTTTGTTATTTGGTGTGTTTTGCCGCCTTCCACGTTTCAAGAAACTCGTTAACCGGAACATTCACCAACACCGTTCTTGAGTGTAGCTCCAAGAATAGGTAGTTAGGGAGTACCGGCACGCCATAGCACAGGGTAAACTCTATAGTCTCTCCATAGAAGTATTCGTCTATTTCCCGCAAACGTTGCAAAAACTCCTCAGGGTAGTCCCTGATAGCGACGGGGCAAACCGCACAGATACCAACAAGGTCAACAAACAAAGGCTTCCTGCTGATTTCGCCATGGGTTATCTCGTCAAAACTTACAGCGTTCCACGCCACCTCATTGTCAACCAGTATCTCATCCACGACACCGATAGTTAAGTCAATTAGCTCAAACTTCATTTTATTTTTCTATTAAAGGTTTACTTAAAAAACAAAACCCCTCGGGTATTTCACCGAAGGGCTTTTAACAACAACAACAACAACCAAGTCTTATACGATTGTGTACTTAGGTACACGAGTAGTGACCATCTTTCTCCGAATGTTTCCAAGTTTCAATTTGTCAGCCACCGCTTGCATGGTGTTGATGTTCACTTGTGACACCAACTGTAAACGGAACGTTGCACCCTTGATACCGAAGTGTTCCATGGACAAGTCTTTACGGCAGAACTCCTCAAGAGACATTTTGAATTTTTGCTCCAGTTTAGAAATCAAATACTCGTTGATTTCCTCCGGTGTTCTGTCAACCATTTCTTTAGGTGATTCAGTGAACTGCTTTGTCACCCGACCACCAGAACCCAAGGAAGAACCAGTTTTGGAATTTTTGGTAGCTTTAGTCTCCTCTGCTTTGGCAGTAGGTTTAACCGCTTTAGAAGCAGTTTTAGACTCGGTTTTTGATTCAGTCGGTTTAACCGCTTGTGCTTGCTTTGCAGGGGCTTTAGCTACACTCTTTGCCCCTGGGGTTGGTTTTGTTGCCACAGGCGCCTTAGCCTGCTTGGCAATTTTCGCTACTTTACTCATGTTTACTATGTTTTAGTTTTACGTTAATAGTACAAAGGTACAAACTTTTTTAAGTCACACAACTAATTCTTTTACCTGAACAAAATTTTTGTGTGCAACCCGTTCAAATTTTTTGACTTTGTAGAACATCCCGTTAAACGGAATACAACAACTCACCACAGCCTTTTTAACAAGCTGGGAGTTACTTTTTTCAAAGGTAGCCTCGCAGTCAGCCACAAACGCCATGAGCAGTCCGTAGCTTTTACTCAGGGCTTCTATTTTCGTTAGCCACTCCCTAACGCCATCGGCTTGCATTACTTTCTCATACAACCCCTCCACTTCTTCTGATTCGCAGTCAAGCTCCAACCTATTGAGCCATATTTCGCTCCAGTCGGGTCTTTTTCTAAAGTCCGATATATACACGCAAGTAAGCTCCACCCATTTTTCAACTCCTTTGTTAAAGAGTTTGTCGGCTATCTCTTTTTCGTTGTACTCGTCTCCCTCTACCAAGTCTCCAAGTACGCCTACAACTGGTAGGCTCATTATCACTTTTCTATTCATCGGTTTCCAATACTGAGTCAATTACCGCTAATCTGCATCTAACATTGTTTTGCAAGTGCCAAGACTGTATAAGCTCTTTCTCCTTGTCTCCAGTCGAAGTGAGGTTAAGGCACAGCGAAGCTCGTTCAGTAAGCCACCCCTCGTCAGTTTTGTATGCACCAAACAACGCCTCCCAACAGTACGGCAAACTCTCCACCCTATACTTAGTCACAGGGTTTACCATTTTGTTTTTAGCTTCTATCACTGCAAGGTAGTTGGTACAGTGTATCCCCTCCACATACGACTTAAACACGAATATGCCATCTGCATACTTCGCCATTATCGTCACCCTATTAAGTATAAGGTCAGTCACTCCATCTCGGTCAAACACAGTGGTATCCTCGTCAACCATAGGTAATCCCAGTACTTCCTCTGAAAGTGCTTTTCTTATCCATCTATCCATGTGAACTACTCCTCTTTTCGCAGGGTGTGTCAGGCACAACGCAGTTTGTTTTGTCCCCTCTTTCTTGTAGAAGTCCCCTTTACTGGTCGAGTAGCACACATCTCCCGATTTGTCGAAGCCATACACGAGTCTCATGTATCCAATCGGCACGAATCCCTCTTTGTCGGTCTCTTGCCAGTTAAACACCCTCTGTGCTACACCATCAAAGAATGTGTCCATAAACTCTCCAATGTCACCTGCTGTGCAACAGAACTTCCATATCAGTGCATTAGGTGTTATACCTATGCTTGATAGCTTGATGGGGTTGTCCACAATCCTCATGTTTTTCTCCATGAATTCGTCTGGGTTCTCCTTAGCTTTCTTAACTAGCTCTGCGTACTCTTTGATAAACGCATCGAAGAGTTCTTTCTCTGACCCTCTCTCTTTGGGGTTCTCGGCTTTCGCCTTACTTGTCTCGGTTGTTGCCATGTGTATATACGTGTTATGATTATTGAATAACAAAAGTAAACAATCTTTTTATATTTTACAACGCTTTTCTTACCCTTCGCAATTTATTTTATTTCTTAACTTAGCTATGTCCTCTGTATTCGCTGTGTCTATAGCTTACTACACTAACTACCTCGTAAGTTACTCCATTAGCTTAGCTTTACCCTACTTCCTTAACTCCCCTGTCAACATAGAGATGCCTTGGGGGATAGGTTTTATATGAATTTTATTTAATGGATGGGGGTCAAAAAAAGTA